CGCGTTCTTGCGCCCGATTGATGGATTCCAGCGCGCGCTCGTACCGCTGCTGCGCCGCGAAGTTGCGGTCCAACTCCCGCTGCACCGCCTCGAACGCGCGCGCGCCGCGGGCCGTGGTCTGCTCGACCTTCGTCCCCGCAGCAACGACGCCCTCAGCCGAGCGCGCCATCTGCTGATTCGCCGCCTCGACCTTGCGCGCGCCGTCCACATATGACGACGCATCAAGGCCAGCCGAGATGATGGAGCGGGTGACAACGTCCATGGTCTATGCCCGCTCCTTCCGCTTCGCGACGTGATCGAGGAATGCCGCGTCAAGCGCGGCGATTGCCCGGATTTCAGACGGCCGCGGCTGACTGTCTGTCAGCATCGCCCAAGCCAAAATGTCTGCATGGCCAATCGGTTCCGGCCCGAAGCCGTTGTTGCGGCGAACCATGGAGAGGTCGCGCCACCAGCCCCACACATGCGCGAGGCTTGCCGGGCAGTCGGGACCGTCCAGCCCCGCCGGCCGCTTGCCGGTCTGCGCCGCAATCGCCTCAAGATGATCGCGGCGCGTGCCTTGCCCCTCGCCTATTGGCGAGTTCAGTTGCCAGTCGTGACGGGCGAATTCGAGAAGTTCGTCGAGTTCGCCCGCTTGAAGTTTCCCCGGTCGGACACGAACGAATCAACCTGTTCGCGCAGCCAAGACAGTTCCGGCATGGCGTAGAGTTCGCGCGCATTGGACGCGCTGCACGGAACATCGATGGGATCACCGTCGAGCGTGAAAAGTCGCCAGCCGACCGTGACCGCGGCGAACAGTTCCGTCGTATCGGCCTCGATTTCCTCGGTGGTCGGTCGGCCTCGGGTGCGCATGCGCCGATCCTGCTGTGCGCGAACAGTATTCCGCCACGCCTTGCTGTCGATCGAATAGAGGTCAATCCAGGCTTCGTCGCCATTGGCCGCGCGCAGAGGTTGCCGCGTGCCGGGATGGATGATGGACATGCGCTGCGCAACGTCGGTCGCGAGCGCCAATCCTGCGAACTTGCTCATAGGTATCTCCTGTGGGGGAGAGGTGGGCGGCGGCGCCCACACGCCGCCGCCCGTGCCCGCGCGCTGGCGGGTTCCCGGTGTGGGCCGGGTCTTCGCCACGATCAGGAGGCCGCGGTGTCCATGATCTGGATCGTAGTCTGTTCGATGCCCGTCCCCGACCCGAGGTAACGCAGCGCCTCAAACGGCACGGTCACGATCTGCCCGGCCTCGCCAGACAGTTGCATGTCGGCCGCCGCCGCCTTCACGCGCGGCATATAGATCGACGCCGCGTCGGCCGGCTGCGTCGTGCCGGCTTCGAGGAACATCAGAATGGATGCCTCGGTTTCGTTCAGGAACAGGTTGAACAGCGTCGCGTCCTCGACCATCGCCGTGAAGCGGCCGGTGACGCGCGCGGTGCCGAGGAAGATTTCCGGCACGAAGTTCTGGCCCACCACCGCGGGCGCCTCGGCCGCCATCGCATAGTCGATGTCGATGCCGGTGATCACCGCAATGCGGGTGCCGGAAACATAGATCGCGCCGTTGACGGCGGCCAGGATGCCAGTGGAGGAAATCGCGGTCGGCGAGGTGAAGAACGGCGCCGATCCGCCCGACAGAATCTCCATGTCGCGGCCCATCGCCATGATCTCGACCGTCGCCATGCCGGTGGCAGGAAGCGACAGGCGATAGCCGGTGATGCGGCATTCCTTGAACATGCGCGAAATATCAACATCGCTGTTGTTCGCCTCGAACAGGAACTTGCGGCTCGTGAAGGACGAGGCCGGCGTGAAAGTGTGCTTGCCGGGCCGCGTGACCGAGAAGGCGGTATCTGCGGACATGGTATCCGGCGCCGGATAGACATTCCAGGTGCGGCCGTTCGTGCCGCTCATGCCGGTGATGACGAAGTTGCGGGAGTTGTTGTCGGTGTCCGACATGTTGGTGAAGCGGACGATATGACCGACGCGATAACCCTCGGTCACTGGATCACCCGCGGTCATGGTGATCGTGGAGAGCGTATTGTCTGCCGCAGCCGAGGTGAATTCGGTGTTGCTGTCGTTGAAGGTCGAAACGGCAGTATGCCGATGCGCCGCCTCGAACAGCGGGAAGTATGTCGCAGGGGAGAACTCGCCCGCGATGCTGCCCTCCACGCGACGGATGCCGTGCCGCATGTCGCCGGTCTGCCGATCGCTGCGGATTTCCGCCGAGCGATAGGTGTCCTTGCGCAGGTTCAGCGAAACGGTGGTGCGGCGAAGCAACTGGCCGCCGGACGACGCAGGATCGCTGGCGATGGACAGCAGCGAGCCGGAGGTCATTGTGCCGGTGGTGTATGCCTTGTAGATAACGCTGGCCTGCACGCCTTCCGCGAGTGCCATGGTGGGGCTTCCTTCTAAGGGACGCGCCGCCTCACGGCGGTGCAGCGCCTTGCCCAAGGGCGTTCGGGCATCCCGCGCAAACCGCGGGAATTCTCAGCGGCTCAGCGCCGCGATGTGGGAAGAGAGGGCGTCAGCCCTGGAAGCGGAACTCGAACACCGCGATTGCGGAGCGCACCCACCAGTTGCCGTCGTCGCTCGCGCCCGGCTCTGGTATCATCGCGTCACCGATGAAGGAGAGGTTGCCGTCGCGCCGAGAGCGAAAGGTCGTCATGGCGTCGGAGAGAAGATCAAGGCTCGTATCCTCTCCCTCGCCACGCGCGGCCAAGATGCGGATGACGACGGAGCCGGACAGCACGCGGTCATTGGCAAAGCGCCCGCCGCCAAAGGCGCGGATGGCTTCCTCGGCGAACTCCACCGACAGGTGGAGCCAATGCGTGCTGGTGCCGACATCTGGGATCAGTTCCTCGGTGTTGGCGTGCCAGCGGACGGGCACGCCAGGCGGCGCCGGCCAGTTCGCCGTCCACACCGCCTGCACCGCATCCCGAGCGTCGCGATAGGCGGTCATGCTGCGAGCGGTCGAATTTGGATGGCGGGATAGCGCATGTCAGCCTTCGCGCGGGCCTTTGCCTTGCCAACAAGGCCGGACGTATCGGCCGCCATCTGGATGAAACTGTGCTTGATCGTCGCGACGTTGGCATAAGTGCGACGCATGAAAACGGCGACTTCCTCCACCAGGTGGGGCGGCGCGTTCACCACGAATGGCCCGCCCTTCCTGTCCTTGCCGAGTTCAAGCCGGCGCGCGTAGATGATGACGGGTGCGATCTCAATCAGCCGCGTGGCCGGAGTAATCGCTGCCACGCTTGCGCGCACGTCGTCAACGAACACCGCGATGGATTTCTTCCATGCGCCGCTGAGCGAAGGACCGCGCGCAACCAGCATCCCATAGGCGGCGAGCGCCGCCTCTTGCAGATAGACCCATTCGAACATGATCACGCCGTCATGCCGAACCGCAGACAGCGGCGCGTTACGGATGCGGTCAACAACCTGCACATAGTCCGGTGTCACCCCCGCCCGGCTGCGCTGCTGCGTCATTACCTCGTCGCGCACGTCTTCGGCGGTGTCTATCAGCGCCTGCTTGGACAACTCCGCCGTCTTCTGCTGAGCAACCCGAAAGGTTTCCTCGAACGCGCGGAGGGATGCCGGCTTGAACATCTCAGCCCCTCGCCTGCGCCCAATGTGAGACGGTGGTATCGGCCACCTTGCGGGTGTCCACCGCTTGCAGCGTATAGGTAACGCCCGATGCCACCAGCCGATCGCCCTTGCGCGGCGCGCGATAAGCGCCGTCCGCCAATTCCGTGTTGCGCAGGATCGCCAGCCGATCGCCCTGTTGCAGCGCCCCGGTCAGTTGCTCCGGATCATAGTCGCGGATCACCACGCGCACAGACACATCGGTAAAGGTCGGCGGCGTCGTGCCGAGGGACAACCGCAACGTGGCAGCTTGCCCGTGCGCGACCATCTGACGGTCCATGTTGGCGATGGCGGTCGCGGGGGTCATCCGATGGACACCAGTCGGAACCGTTGCAGCGCCACCAGCCGTTCCGCGGAGAGCGGGACTGATCCGGCCGACGTGCCGAAATAGGACGTGGAGCCGATGCCTTCCACAACCTCCTGCCGCACCGCCATGTCGCGCCCGGCGCCGCGATACATGCCAACCACAAGATCGATCGCCGCGCGCTCTATGGCTTCCGGCAGCGTGGTCAGCAGTACGAACCCCGCATCGTATTCGATAACCACCTTCGTCCCGCCATCCCATGCAACGCGCTTGTCGCTGGCGTCCAGTCGGTAGAGCAGCGAGCCGTCAAGTTCGTATTCCGTGCCGGCCAGTGCGGTGCCGTCCACCGTCACGCTATCAATGCCGGGGTCAAGATCGAGCGCCATGATGATGCAGTCACGCGAGAGATCGGA